CATGAAAGCCATGTGCCAGGCGCAATATTGAAATCAAGAATGCTTCCTCCGACATCAACGGTGGTACTCAAAAATCCTGTATATCGTGAAATCGTACCATTCGCGGAACCAATATGAGCACTAAAATCATCATGAGAAGGATCATTGTAAAAATCTGTTCGAGTAATTTTGCCACCGGAATAAGTCCTAACTCTAGCGCCACCCGAAAAAGTATCAACTGAATCGAAACCACTTCCATCCCGATAAGTAAAAGTAATGGTTCCGGCACCACCTGTTTGAGCGAAAAGCAATGAAGTTGTGGCACTGGCAGATGGTCGCGTAAGATGAAATGTGGCCGCCGGAGCATTCGTCCCATATCCCCATCGAATCGTAGAAGAGTTATAAAAGAAATTAGGATTGTCTTGAGTCAAAACGCCAGCACCACTCGCAAAAGGAACGGACCCTGGTGTGAAACTAGGGATCAAGCCATCGACATAGTTCTTCGTCGCAGCATCCTGCGCGCTCACGGGGTTCAAAACGTTCGTCAAAAGATGACCGCCCATCGATTGGTTTCCAGTGAATGGAACCGATCCGTCAGCATGAATGAGACCGGCGATGCTTGGGATATTGGTGTCGACATAATTTTTAGTCGCGGCATCTTGAGCGGAAACAGGATCTAGGACGTTCGTGATGAGATGCCCACCCATCGATTGATTGCCTGTGAAAGCCCGCGTACCAGCCACCAAAATATACTGAGGATGATCATCCGCCGCGAGATTCTGCAAAAGACTATGATTGTTTTCAACTCCCACATTCCAAGTGGATCCTGTCGGGAGAGAAAGCCCTAAAGGCGGGATCTCAAGATTCGTCCCGTGACGACGGAAAAGAATAATTTCATCTTCTTCATCGGCAGCGGATAAAAGGCTTTCCACAACGATAGCATAGGTGCCCGCGATTAGGCCAGGATAGGCATGGCTTGCGAATGTGACCGGCGTTGCACTCGTACTATCTTTGAAAACCACAACGCATTCACCATCCGCCAAAGTCAGCGTGCCCGCCGCGAATTGATTGATTTGAACTGGGCTACCACCTTCCGCATCTGCCCTAAATTGCATTTGAATTGGAGAGGCAAAAGTAATAATCGAACCATTCCACGTTACGTTTGCTGCGCTCCGGAGAGTAAAAGGCGCTTCACTTTGAGTCTTCCGATCAAAAAAAGTGATCCAATTATAATGCAGGTTTTGAAGCCAGTTCATGTAAGAAGCGAAAGGCTCTTCACCGAGGACCCATCCGGTAAGCTGTTTCGCTCCAGGAGGTACAGTGATCGCGCCGGTCGTTGCCCACAATGGATATGCTGAAGGTTTTGCCATAAATTTCCTCTATGCTATGTCAATAAATCGTCCGCCGGTTCCTGGCGGTTGCCCAACATCACTAAAACCACGGCCTGTTGGGTTCCCAAAAAACGAGAACGAACCAGGACCGCCTGTAAAACTCACGCCATAAACATTGATGCCCGCTCCAACTACCCTTTGCATGATCGCCAACACTTGTCCCGCCGTCGCCCCATTGATATTTTGATTCCCAATAATGGCAACTGACGCGGGATAGGCTTCAACCACATGGATCGAAGTGGATCCTGTCACAATTCCGAAAACATAAATTAGATCGGAACGTCGGCTCCGAGAGTTATTCTCGCCGATTTTCGCTAAAATTGAAATGATATACTGCGCATCTGTTTGAGCATTCCGAGGCTGCCCTACAATAGTCCCAAAATTATCAAGCTGGATACCATAGGCGTTCATTAAAAAATCTTCATAAAGTTGCTGCAAAGCGTTCTCGATATCCTGCATCGGAACGAAAAGGGCATGAATAAACTTCTGGATATTCGGCTGTGACCTGAAAATATAGGCCATTTCGCTTGTCGCAGTGTCTCCAACTGATGGGTCCCAGATGATGCTAGACATGGGCGATGGTTATCCTTCCTGAATCAAAAATTGCGATTTGAGTGATCGTGATCGGAATCGGAGCATTGCCAATAGGCGCCGGCGCGGTTCCGATTCGTAAAGTGATAGTCTGGATTCCAGGTACCGATTCAATAGGACAATAAAGGAGGTCTGGATAGACGGTATCACCGATCAAGAAATTGTCATGAGCGTAAGCCAATACTGCGTCGCGCACGGCGGCATCACCAAGGGCTGGATAAGTAGGGCCGACATGGAGATCCAGTTCGAGATAGATAAGAATTTCGGTCGGGCGGGAAAAATTAATCACTTCAGTAAAGCCCTGAGAGTCAACTAAGCTCACCGAAGTGCTTCCGAAGGTCTGAATCCCAGCCGGTTTCTCATCCATGATCGCGGTTGCGACGTCCGTATTCGAGCCATCCAAAACAATTGCCTGAAAAGAATGAGGGGGTCGTCCGAAGCCGTCGGGCAAGTCGGTGTGGTTTTCTACGACAAAAGCTTCTCTGACTTCTGGGATTTCTAGGATACGAGTCCGGATCGCGGCGACTGTTCCTGATCCCCCAGCAGCAAGGGCTTGTTTCCGACGTAACCTATAGGCTGAATCGGTCTCAATAGCCTTACCGATATCGGCATCCAGCGGGTTATTGAATGCGGTCCAACCAGGGACGACGGACTCTATGACCGTCAAAGTGTTTGCTTGCGCGGCTACGGGGCCAGCGACCGTGGCAATCATTGGAATCGTTACGTTTGGCAAAAGCCCTGGAGTCGGTTGGGTAATGACGGTCGTCACGGCGACCAAAACAATCGTAAGGGTATTCACCCCAATGGTCACAACAGGCTGCGGCTGGCTCCCGCTTGCCCCTGTGAATGTGATATTGAACCCAGCCGCATAGTTTCCAGTTACGACAGTCGTAAGCCCTATAAGGGCGTTTAAAGCAGCCTGAACGGCAGCGGCGTTCGCATTGAAAGGCATAATAGCCGTCTGCTGACCATTCCATATGATCGTCCAAGTTCCCGCATCGGGAACCGCCGAGAAGGCGATATGCTGGACGGCGTTCGTGCCCGCCCCAATGGTGGCGACGGCAATCGATTCAAATTTTGAGTCCGAATCATTGATAACTGAAACGATGGATCCGGCGGGGATGATTGTCCCCAATGTCCCCGTGGCAATACCTGTCACTAAAGAGAAGGTGGCTGGAAGTCGCTCAATGGCGGTGATCGAACTGACATTATCGAGATTGATGCCTTGGGCCGTCTCCGGATACCTTGAATTATAGACGCCAAGCTGTTGCTGCCATACGATTGTCTCGCGCGCGGCAAAGACTCGGATCGCCTGTCCCAAAAATTCATCCGCCCGAAGGTTGATGGCGGGACCAAAGGCAGAAATAAACGCAGCATTTATTTCGCTTAAGATTTCATCGTAACGAGGGATATTGAATCCCGTAGGTGTTAATCCATAAGGAGGGGGCATTTATGTCTCCACAATCTGGTTGAAATCGATTATTCCTTCAATCGATTGGGCTGTGAAAGTAAGCTGCGCATCTCTTGTGCCGCTCACAAATTCAAAGCTGAAATCTATCAAGTCAGTAATCCCTGGCGTATCCAAAACGGTCTTTTTAAGGACCTCTTGAACCACCACGAATTGCGGGTTTTTCACCAAAATATCTTGGTAATAAGGCACGCCCACGCTCGTATCATAACGAAATTCAGGGAAAAAGATACCGAATCTCACAGCGAGATGTTGTTTGATCGCTTCTCGGCCATCGATGGGCACGAAAGAATTTGTTTCAATGACGAGATCATAATCAGCATTTAAGCGGAGCGAGTTCATACGATTAGAATCCCCCCATGCGTATCACCATGGCTATCGGTACCAACCAGCGTGGCATTCGTCTGAAATTCTTGAATGACTCGTGTTGCCAAAATCAAAGAATATTGACGAAGAAAATAATCAATATCTCTGGTCTGATCTTCTGTCGGTCTCGTTCGATAGAGAGCGATAAGATCCGCTTCAATGTTGGCGGCAAGCCGTGGTGCGTTTAGAGGCATATTTTTCCTAATCTAGCACGACAAAATCAATTTTCCAAAAAGCTTTGTAATTTATTCAAAGCCGCATACATCCCGCCTAGGTTTGCAGAGCACGCGGATGCCATGAATAAATTCAAAACACTCACCAGTTCTTCTCTTCCGTTCAAAATTTGGATGTGACCATTTGGTTTGATCCGGACTTCGGTCCCGCCGGTGCCCAAAGCATTCGAAATGATCACGTCGTCACCATTTGCTATGGAGGCGGATTGCCCCATCGGATATCCGGCGGGGAGCGCAAAGGCATCCGAGATGTCATGCTTTCGAACATCATCTGGGTAATTCACCTCACCGGATGTCATCCATTTATCAATCGACTTGTCCGCGAAAATTAAAAATACATTATCCCCATTGCGGATCGGGAATGAGATGAAAGCGTTGTTAGCACGTGGGAAAAGCACTGGTATTGAATAAATGACGGGTGGATCTTGGATGCTTCCATCGAGATATTTCAATTGAAAAACAGGGCGGGCATCAACGGTCTGGGTATCTTTGTTGTAATTTATGACCTTGGCCGGCACTGCGACATTGATTTGTCCAGAAATATTTTTAGAAAGGGCACGCATAACCTCAGCGAGCGTCGGAGATTCCGCCGAATCAGTCGTTTCGATTTCAATAAATTCAGCGTTGCTCATATACTGTGTGCCTCACACTCTGAGAAAAAATCTCCGCCCCAATTATCTCCGTTATGAATCACCTTCACAATTTTATAATTTCCATTCGCTGGAGTGCTTTTAGCAAGACCGCCAACGGTGAATTTTTGCTCATTGATTGTGACTTTACGTCCGATCTTAAAACCGCCTTGGAGAAGAGCCCTAAACTCGCACCCACGCGATGTCCTCATGGGGATGCCTATAAGGCCAGAAGTCGAGTTCAACAGAATCGGCTGATCTTTGGTCGTGCTTTCTTTTGGAACCACCTGGAGCGTCTCTTCCTGAAAAGACCAATCGAGATTGTTTTTGTCACAAAGCTTGAAAAGGTGATCTCTAATAAGCCCCTGAAAAGTGATGCCGTTGGCATAAATGAAGTCCGGAATCCCATCCAATGAGGCGACCGGCACCCCAGCTTGAGCAGCGATGTCTTGGAAGATCACTTTGTTTGATGTGCCAGGCGGGTAGCCTTTAGAGAATCGAGAATTTCGGAAAGCATTGTCTCCATCGTGAAGTTCGATATGGGTAAGAGTATCAGCCCCTTCCTTACTTTCCTTTGTGGAATAGGGATCTTTCTTTTCTTTTTTGCTCTTCTTATTGACGGTTTTCGTGATGTCACCCTTGAAAATAGGCTCAATAGTCGTATCGGTTTGAATATTTTGCTGCCCGACTTCAGGATTAGAAGCGATGGTGTGCGGAGTATTTTTAGGGAAGCTGCTCTGATATCCCGCGTAAAGAATGACTTTCGTCAGCTTTGTTTGAAGTAGGCTTATCGTCTTATCCGAGAGATTGTAGATGATGATCTCGCACTTATTCGGATTGCCCTCATTGGTTTTTTCAACCTTAAATTTGATACGAAGACCATCGACGCGGACTATTGATCCGGCTTGTGGGATGATTTCAACGATGACCCTTCTTAGATACAAACGTGCCATGTTTGTATCCTCTAGTCGTTAGGGCGAAACAAAAGGAATAAGTTTTTCCCTAAGTCATCCCTACCGGCTTCCTTTCCTTGCAAAGATGGATCGAAAAGCATGAATAGACCTGCCGGTAAATTGGGAAGAGAGACCTTAAAACGTCCGATCATATCTTCTCCAGCGTTCATCGGGAGCCCATCAAGAATCGAGTTATTTGCCTGATCCTTGATGCTCATCTGCCATCGTTCATCTGGGATATTCCAATCGAATCGCAAAAAATAGAGCTTATCAGCAAGCACCGCGCGCTGGGTAAAAGAAGGAAGATCCGAGGTGATAGGAATTTCGATAAAATCAGCCATTATTATCCCCCTCGATTCGTCGCCCGCGTTGAAAACACATCATACCAATGAAAGGTGCTATCCGCATCCACTTTGGCCCTTAAATTCGTAACCCATGATGGCTTCCCAGGAGTGACCTGCCCGACGTCTCGATTCTTTGAAGCCAAATTCCTAGAACCCTGGGCGATATTGGCATCAGTATCGATTTGCGATGTGGCGATGTTAATCTGCTTCAGTGAAGCAGAAAAATGGACCGAGGCGCCCGTCTGTGATGTTCTAATCACTCGAAGCGACTTGATGACCATGTTTTGGTATTTCCGCAGTGTGGTGTAAACGTCGAAAGGAATCCGGTTTGCCTGAAGGTTCACTAAAACGTTGTACCCATCAATTGATCTTTTTGACCCACCGAAGAGAACGGATACCGAACGAACCACGTTTTCGATGTTTCCTACCAAGACATACCCCAGAGGTGCATCCGTGATCACACCTTCCATCTCGACCTCAGGGCTTTTAACCTGAACATGATCTGAGATCGTCGCGCCGCTCTCGACTGGATATTCCGTGACATCCGCATCGATGGTGTGCGTTTCAGAGACCGAAGCATCGATCAAAAGACCACCGATCCGCGCGTGATCTTGGCTAAAAATAAAAGAGAGGATTCCCATTAGTTAGTCCCCGCCTGGACGGCCCTAAGCGTTGAACGCATGGTCCTGTCATGAAATTCTTTTTGAGCTTCTTCTGTCACACGCTTGATGGTATCAGGATCGCCATTCCCAGCAATGTTGAACGTCAAATGTTGATCATATTTGAGGTTGTTTGTTTGCTGTCCGACGACTTTTTTTGCGCCTAATGAACCAGCCAATGGTGAATTGAGAGCGCTTTGAGAAGGAGAAAATAGGCTTGAGAATGGTTTCGACGACTTCTTTTCTGCATCTGATCCATAGAAATCGGGCACATTGACACCAATTAAAGAGCCCAATTTTCGGATAAGACCAAAGACCTTTTCATTCAAACCATCGATCATCTGATAAATCTTTTTGAACGGTAAAACGATTGCATCGATAACATCATCTACCATCTTAGAAACTCCATGCGTAAACTCTCGGAAAGTCTTCAAGGCGGTCGGGCTAAAATCATTCAGCCATTTTGCAAGAGTCGTTTGGCGCCCAATCATCGTGTCATAGAACTCATTCCCAATAGCAATGGCTGCCGCCAACGTCGTCACGATCAAACCGATAGGACCTAAGAGTATCGAGAAAGCGTAGCCGAGTGCCGTGATGGTAAGAGGGAAATTGGCTGCTTGCCATAGGACAAATAGAGCAAAGAGCCCTTCGAGAAGATTATCGACACCACCAACAGCATCTCCTAAAAGATCAAAAGCTTGCCACAGATTCGATACGACGAACCATACGCCCTTCATGGTGACTTCGAGAATCTTTAAAATATCTGTGAGAACCTTTTGAAGTTTTGCTTGATTTTTTGTGCTTTCCATCCATTCCAAAAACTTGTCGATAAGATGGCTTAAAGGCGCGAAGAGGCCAGCCCCGACCTTATTTTTTAACGCATCGAAAATGGTCGCGAGCACTTCCAATTGATCATTGAATTTATGACCGGCCTTGATGGTATTGTCATCGAGGATGCCGCCTAAACGTTTAAGTTGCTCTCCGGCTTCATTTATTCCTTTTGAACCCTCTTTGATAAGAGGAAGGTCCATCAATCCACCACGACCCAGCAATTCTTTGGTGAGCGCGCCCTTTTTAAGGGGGTCCTGAATCTCATTGAGTCGGTCGGCCAACGTCTTAAAAAGATCGCTTGCCGATTTGAAATTTTTGATTTGATCGGGTTTGATGCCGACCTTACCAAATAAGCTGACGGCCTCTTTAGATCCTTCGCGAGCTTTTTCCAGATGAACAGATAAAATTCCAAGGCTTCCGATAAGGGTTTCTTGTGAAACTCCAGCTTGCGCTGCAGCGAAAGACATTTTTTGAAATTCTTCTGTGGAGACACCTAATTTTGTCGCGTTATTATCGAGTTCCTCAGCGGCATGTGCAGAGGACTTCGCGAGAAGAAACATGCTGGTGGCGGCGCCGGCAATAACGGCCGTGGCTCCTAAAGCCACATTCTTAAAACTTGAAATGGAGGCTTCGGCTTTTAATAACGGGGTAGCATCAAGATTGAACCCAATTTTTGTGATTAACTCTCTTACCGTTGCCATTATTGAGCCTTTTCATTTTGTTCTTTGTGCACCGCATCCAAATAATCGAGTACCTCAAGTGCATCTGCCATATCCTCAATCGACCAAGACGTTTGAATTTCCGTCAAGGTAGCGTATCCCGAAATTACCACCCGCCATATCGGCCCTTTCACGTTTGGAGGCTCTATTGAGCTTTTACTTTGCGAGCCGTGCTTGTACTCGCCGTGGTAGCGGGAATAATCCCGACGAGTTTTTGAAAAACATTTCCAAACTGAAACTGAAGCATCTCCTTTAGGACGTTTAGGAGATGGACATAATCACCGGCAAAATCGGCATTGAAGTTCACTGCGCGATTCTGATTTTCGGTGATGATGTTTGTTCCTGCGATCAACTCTTTTGAGAGCCTCACAAATTCTTTCGGTGCAATATTGCTCATGAAAGCCTTTGCGATGCTGGAGTATAAATCGTCAGGCATCTCCCTATCTTTATCCACTGCATATGGAGCAAAAAGGGCCAAAGGCTCTGCCGCGATACGTGTGATCTCGGCAAAAATCTCTAGCCCTTTGTCCATCATATATTGAGTGAAAATATACCTCTTCCCATCAATAGTTCTTTCTTCAGATTTTATCATAGTCGCCCTCTAGGATTGCATCTTCAATTGCTTTAAAATTTTAGTTTCCAGCCACGTTCACGATCAAGAGATCCGTATCAAACATCCATGACCTTGGACCTGCTTTATCGGCAAACTGAGAATCCGGATACTTACGAATCCAAGCTGTCTCTGCTTGGAAAAGTGACCGACCCGATAGGTCGACACAGTTCAGAGGCAGGGCGCTTGAATTGAGATTCTCATCCGCCAGAGTGAGGATGGAAAGTGCGTCATTAGTGTTCGATGATTGCATCAAGATTGCTTCAATTTCAGCGGACTTGTTGTTCGATTTTGAGCGGGTTCCTTCTCCGTCAACGCCGATCTGCATGGTCCACATGTCTTCTTTGCGCTTGATGTTGATCATGGTTCCTTCGGCAAACCCCGTAATATGGAGTGCCCCGAAGGTCAGAATCACTTGCTTTGGATCATATGTTAAAACACCCATTTTAAACTCCTTTTAATTTTTAGACTGTGACTGTGCCTTGAATGCCAATATGGTGAATCGCACTCGCCAATTGAGCCGTGAATAGGATTCCAGGGAAGTAGCGATCCGCTCTATCCACAGGACTTTGATCGGCGACTTTAGGCGCGGTCACGGTATAAGCAGGATCCGCAGCGAGGCCCCCGATTTTCACTCCATTTTGAAGAACTGCTTGAATCTGATTCACGATGAGTTGCGCACCTGGATCCGTATAAGGAACTTTCGGCGTATTGACTAAAAGGAAGTAAATTCGCTCTTCGATTCTGGCTTGCAACCAATCAATGAAACGAATTTCATCGATAAAAAGACCGGAAGCCACAGTGCCAACTCGTAAGACATTCACTCCACCGATCTCGACATAAACGTTCGCGTTATATCCGAGCGCAGCGTTGTATTGAGTTGCGGTCAAAGTATCCACAGTCTGTCCCTGAAGAGTTTTCAGGTTCATGGTGTAGGTTCCTGGATCGCGGGCTAATTCATTTCCGATTTCAGCCGCATCGATATAGCGTGTCGTAACGTTCGCATTGTAAATAACCATGGTGCGGGTATAGCCAGCAGCGCGATATCGATAAGCGATATTCGTTGTGTCCCCAGCAGTAATAATCAAAGGATCGTTCGAAGCTGTCGCAAAAATCTTCTTTTGAGTTTGGATGAATGCAGCCACCTGATCCACAACAGCAACCGTTCTAGAGGTGATAATCAAACCATACCAATCATCATCGATGAGTTGAATATTTTGGATATCTTCCACGATTCCATGATTCGGAGTTGTGACAGTGACGACGCCAGTAGGTTGCGAAACACCACCCGTGACGACGACGCTTGTAACGGTGAATGGGATGCCAGCAGTGGCGGAAGTCATCGTGATGGTATGCACACCATCCGATACGGCGGTTCCGATTGCTGCAGTAGCTTGAAGGACTGTCGCAAGATCACTTAAGGTCGTCGCGTTATCCGTATTGAATGGCACAGGCGTAATAGCCACGCCATTCACTTGAGCATTGATGGTATTTCCAGCGACGAAGTTGTCGGAGAAAACCAAAGTTTCAATTTCTTTAACCTGCGCACCTTGTTGAGCGATCTTCAAAGAAATCGGGCTTACCGATTGTCCGAAAATTGCGGCAGCCGCGATATATTCAGGATTGCCGGTGGTGTAATCAGCCAAAACTTGAGTGAGATTAAAATATTCTCTGATCTGAGGAACCCAAGGAGGAGTGTGAGTGTTTCCGATAATCAATGGTGTTCCGAATCCGGCCTGAGTGACTCGCGTCGCTGCGAGGCTGATGGAGACGGTGACGATGGTACTAATAGGAATTGCGGCCATTTAAATTCTCCCTTTCTTATACCCCAATTATTCTGGGGCCGATGCTTAATAAGCCAGTCGATGATTGATAAATTCCTTGAAGCCCTACTCTTTCGATGAGTCCCACGTTGTCAGTCATACTATCTGAGAGTCCGACGTAGAAATCGAAGGTCGCATGGTCATCATATTTAGTTTCTAACATAGCCGTCACATTTTGGACAGGACCTTTTTCATTTATAGCGATTCCTGCGAGATAGAGGAATGCCTGAACCGTAGGTTTCCCAAGGGATAAATAAGCTGTGGAGATATTCCCTATCGGATTCGATCCAAAATAATGCACGCTGATAGTGGCTTGCCTTTGGCCGGATACCGTGACGATTCCTGAAGCATCGGGTGGAGAAACTTCGTCTTGACCAAGCTCAATGTAAGAATCGAATCGGTATGTGGCAAAAGGGTAGGAAGGTGTAGGGCGATCACCAACTTGATCGGATCGGATAACTGGAACCGGTCTAGGATCTTGCGTGATGACGATCGTCCCAACCGGCTGAACCAATCCGCCGGTGACCACGAGCCCCACAATCGTGATAATGGTACCGGCGACGTCTCCCGTGATGGTAATCTGTCGCGCACCCGTGACCGCCGCACCGATAGCTGGAAGAGCATTTATTGCCGCTGCAAGGGCTGCGAGAGTCGCCGCGTGGCTTACCACAAAGGGCTGTGTGATAGGGGTTCCCTGAAAGGTGCCCGCAACTACGTTTCCGGCCACAAAGTCCACGTCAAAGGTAATTGTGGTCGTTCCACGCACCCAAAACGACTGATAAAGCCAGGTATAAAGGGCTAATCTGTAGGTGGATTCATTCATGGATTCACCTGCGCCATTATGACCTTCCAATAGTTAATTTCTTGAGGCTGCCAGATCCAAGTTTCCACGCGTTCGGCTTCAAAAAAGTGGCCATCATAGAATATTTGATCCGCGCCGATACCGGTCGCTTGATCCGCAATACGCAAAAGGGTGTTGGTATAGAGCTTCACATAACGACGTGTCCGACGGCCCTCAGGAAGAGAAAGCATCTCGGCGTCGCTTAAAGGCTGCGTCGAGGCAAAAATAATGAGTGGAGTAATGGCTCCAGGAACAAATTCACCGTTCACATAACTGCCGACACCATACCGATTCACTGTGACGTTGTACCCAAACTCTTCCAAAATTTCTAAAGCGAGATCCATTTAGGTATTCTCCACGGCGAATTGGATGGATTGACGAAGCCGTCCGGTATCGATCAAGGGCCGTCCTTTTTCAGACTTTTGCCTGAGGGTGGAGGGAGCGTTCGGAACAAAATTTCCGTCCGTGAAAATCTTTTGGATCTCTCCCTTATACCAAACGCCGATCTTCTTAAGGAGCGGAAGCGTCTGCTCTTTACCACTCACAATTCCTTCAAAACCTTCTTGGAGTTTCCTATCAATTTCGCGCTTATTTTTATCGAAAGTTTGCCCCATAAAAGGCCGAGGAGGAATGCGAGAAGTGCCGAACTCATTGAAGGTTGCGACATCAACCAGGCCAGTTTTGCCGTCTTCTGACATTCCAGCATCCGACAAAACGCCGATTTTAACGTAATCATTTTTGAAACTTTTGATTTCTTTGACGATGGATTTAAAGCCGTGGTCGATATCTTCGATGCTTATCATTGAAACCTCCTATGGGGTAAAGAACATCTCCCCTGGGGCCAATAAGTTAAATGGGATCGCGTTGGCGCCGACCACCATAGGAGTAATGACCAACGTACTCATAATTTCTAAAAGCATCAGACCGTAACCAGTGTTTGCAAGGTAATGATGAATATTCGATGGAGTGTATCCGATAGAGAGGTCGCCGGCTTTCTTGCTTCCCAAGCCGATCGCACCCCTCAAATTACCCATCTTTAAAATGTGGCAAGTGAGGAGTGCGACGGCAAAGTCAAGCTGTTCAGCGGGCCAAAAATCTGCATTGATAAAACGTTGAGCGATATTGATAATGGCGTTGATCCGAGTTAAAGTTTCAGCTGTAAACTCTGGTCCAACATTCAAAATATAATCTCGATCGACGGCCATTTAGTCTCATTGTTTTTCTTCTGGTACTTTCACGATGAATGCGATGCGGGCTTCAATAAGCTTCACAACTTCGTGACGTTTTTCACCAGTTTTCCACTTCGCTAAAAGATCAACATCAACTGTGTTTCCCACGATTCTTTTGACTTCTGAAATCGGGAGAGCCGACATTTCAACCGGCTTCTCTTTATCATCAGGACTCTTTCCAACCCAGGAAAGTTTTCCTTCTTCTAAAAAGTGCTTCACATTATCGTGATCTTTGATGACTTCCCAATCTGCTAGGGTAAGTTCATTGATCCCAGGCTTGAAGATCTTCTCACCGCCGTGCACGAATTTCTTCGCAACTTCCTTACCTGGGAAGTTGACGGTGTGAAAATTCAACCCTTTGTAATCGATTAAATACGTACCTGTAGTGTTTTCCATTTTTATCGCCCTTTATTTTTGGAATACGTTTATTAAATTCCGTATGAGAATTGTGCGCTCAAAGGATAGTACATGATCACTCCGCCGCATCTTTCATGGACGGGGATTTCATATTCCATTCCTTCAAGAGTAGGATCGAATTGTTCATACTCTTGTGGAATTTCCAATGTGAGCTTATCAGGATCGCGACGATAGCAGACCATATAGTCCGTTCCGCCAGGAGCCGTTCCGGTCAACTCGAAAGGCAGAGTTGTGAACTGAATACCAGGATGGACACCTTTAAGGAAAGACAGGATGGTCGTATCGCTGATCGTGCTACGCGCTGTGGATGCAATCAATTCGTACTGATTGATGGGCAGGATCACAGTGTTTGCTGATTCCACACCTTTTGTGAGGGTAGGAATCGAGCGAAGCGCAACGTTGACATCGCGAATGATTTGGTCAGGAGTTTTGTTAATCCAGAGCGTACTACCGGCGGTGCCATCAGCGGCGACAGCAGCAGAAGGCACGTTCACGTTTGTCAAAAATCCACCCAAGTTAAATTCGGTATCGCCAAAGAACGCGATTTGATTTTCCTTGAACAGAATTGACCGACGAGCGGCATTCGCTTCTCTTTCGGCCAGAGGACGTCCGACAAATTGAGCAGCGCGGATTTCTTGGATGTTATAACCGAAAGAAGCTCCTAAGCTCTTAACGGTCGAGATGAACTCTTTACCCTTGATGCTTGCGCGGGGAAAATCCTTCGCATAGTTCACAACGATTTTTGCCAAACCGACTTGATCAAACTGATAGTATTTGATCGCCTCAGCAGCCGGACCTGCATCATAAGAAACAGGGAAAATGTCACGGGCGCGGAGTTCGGGATAAAGCTTATCGTAGGATTTCTGTTTGATGTATGTGAGTTCTGTCGCAAAATAGATCTGTTCGTCGGCATCGAGACGATTGGCTTCTTTTGCGGTGGCCTTTTCTTGGTTAATCATTGAAATTCTCCTTTATTCAAAAGATTTCTGTCTTAAATTAGCTGTTCAACGGTGAAATAATATCCACGATGGCCAAACTAATGGAGTTGCTCGGATATGTTGCGACCGAAGTGAGGTAGCGACATTGTTTCATCAAAACGGCTGTGGGCAGACTGGTCTGTAAGTCCGTATCCACATCACCTCTAAAGCGTCCACGGGCTGTGTCGGCAATTCCGACTTGAACGGTGGTCACTGCGATAGTGGGCTGAGAAACACCGCCGGTTACGCTGGCGGCTGTGATCGTAAACGCGACTCCATGAGTTGCGCCGATAACTTGGATGGTATGCACACCATCGGAAACCGCAGAAGCGATTCCGGCAACTGCTGCGATTGCTACGGAAAAATCAGTCAGCGTTTGAGCATTGGTTGTATTGAAAGGGACCGATAAAACCGTTCCATTGACCGTTGCATGGATCGTATTTCCAGCAACTAAGTCAGCGGAGAAGACCACATTTGTAACCTGATTTTTTCCATTGAACCGAACATAAACTCCAGAATCGGCTGTGACGGAAGTTTCAGGTTGAACCCAAATTTGCCCGAAAGACATGACTGCCATTGCGGATTTGATTGGATAAAGTCCTTCGACTCTTTGAAGATCACGTCGAGTGATACCAACCATTTGAGAAGTCGATAAAGTAGGAAGAACGGCGCTGAAATCAGTTCCGGCAAACTTTGTTGATACCATGATACCAAAGTTGATTGCCTGAGATTCATTGCTATAGGTCTCGATCTTAACTTCTTGGTCATTGGCGAAAGCTGGGTCACCAGGGACACCAGTATCGGGCTGCGCATTGTATGTTAGTTGTGACATTTCTAAATCTCCTTTTAAAAAAGACTTTTATCGTTATTTTGCAGGTGCGGAATAACTCAATTTATCGAACGGCACTTGCCATCGATTTTCCATGCGAGTCATTGAATCAAAGCGCGCCTGTTTAACATCAACGACGGAGTCTGTTTTGATCGCGCCAATTGAATTTTGAAGTTTCTTCGCTTCAGGATCTTTATATTGACTCTTGAAAGAATCGAACATTGCGTTGACATAGTCTTCGCTTTTGCCATCGAGCTTGATTTCAGGCATTGCTTTTGCGCAGACAGCACGCTTCACATCAATGAGGTCAAGGGTATCAGCTTTAAATTCTTTGCCGATAACTTTATGTGCGAAGGCTTCTGCTTCCGCAAAATCACGGCCATAAACGATAGCATCTTTTCTATCCATTTTTTTGCTCTTGTCTTTCTTTTTGCCGTCTTCCATTTCCTCTTCGTCCTCATCTTCAGGCTCTTCAGCGGTGGATTTCTTGGCATCTTCCTTCTTCTTCAAAGCTTCCATAGCATCGAATTTTGCCTGAAGTTGGTCGTTTTGCTTTTTCACTTCTGAAAGAATTGCATCAGATTTAGAGATGAAACTAGCGACGGCCTCTGGGAGTTCATACTCCACGGAGTCAATTTTAAGCTTTGGCATGATACTTTCTCCTTTTTCGATTTCTTTTGTTGAAATTACCTGATTTTTTTCTTTTGCACTATCTTTTTTTTCTTCTTGATCATTCTCAGACTCTTTTTTCGCATCTTCTTCGACCATAACAGCATCTTGCGAATCGAGCTTTATAGAAGCCTCGTGGCCCGCGCGGCCATCTTTGACGACGGCTAAATGATTGTAGCGGATATTTGTTTGGATCGCGTCGTATTGCATCCCTTTGTACATGCCTGGCGTCATTTCGATGTCGCAGGTATAACCTCCGGATAGTTCTTTTTTAGAACCTTGCATGACACCTTCAATGGTCGCCTTATCGTAAATGGTGATTCCGCATTTAACGAAGTCGCCAAGCTTTGCGATTTCACTTCCGGTATAGCCAACAGCGAGAAGCTTGGTGTTTTCTACATTCAAAGGCATTTGCGGATGATCATTGGTAACCGGCACCTCAGCGAGTGATTGGAGGGAATCAGGATGGAAGACTTCGGCTGCCGGACGCAATTCTCTTTGAACTGATCCATCGGGTTTACGATAGAGAAAAATGCCTGAGCGTGTGGCAAAGGCATCGGCTTTGAGATACCCTTGCGGGGTAATCATCGCCTTTTTCATTTCACCTGAGTCGTAACGGAATGGTCGATGGGTCATTGAGAACCCATATTTGCATAAGTTCTAAGTCTTCACAATGGCTTTTTGGAAATGCTACTCTTCGTCTTCTTCGGCGCCTTCTTTAATTTCGTCTGAGGATTCAAAAACGGGGATGGCGACACAACGACAATTGATGGGTTCTCCTGGATGCTGACCGTCGGTCTCCGAAGGTCCTTCAGCCCACGTAAACGTACGGCCATCGAGATCATAATGGGAAGGAATTGCTTTCGGGTAAAGACCGGAAGGATCGCCGCGCACCCTATCGTCTTCTGACGTTTTCCAGATATACTTTTCCACGCCTACTTCTTTTTGACGCATTTGAGTGAGGCCGGAATTGAAGGTTGCAACCTGATCCCGCGCGATAAGGGCCGCTCGGTTTTCGGTAATATCGAAATCGTTTTCCAGCTTATCTGATATGTCACTGAGCAGCGAACCACTGCGCGCACCTTGAAATATGGTGTTCTCGACTCGATCAAAGAATTGATCCGGAATCGATTTGATATACTTCACGTTATGCTCGACGAAGGCTTTCATCTCTTGTTCCAGCCATGATTCATTCTTAAAAACATCGACGCCGAGGACCGATTTAAAGACTCTATTTGTCTGTTTTGAATTGAAATCATTGGTTCGATTGGCCACTTTTTCCGCAATAGGTTTATACCTATGGGAGCTAAAGAGCCCTTCGAATTTAAGCTTTCCCTTTCTAAGGGCAGTCTTTATTTCATCGGAATAAGCATCTTCTCGAATGGAATCCTTTTTAGGCCGGCTTTCCTCGGCTTGAGCAAGAATAGCCTTCACGCGGGGAAGGATTTCAGTCTTCAAGGTAATTTTCAAAGCCTTAAGCAGAGGCTTCATTTCCCCGAAAAAGAAATTCTGGACGAGTTTTGGATGGAGTGGGGCTTGTGCTTTTGGAAGCCGTCGCCCTTTCGACATCCTCAGGCGACGAGCCACCAAAGCTTTCACGTAATCCTTTGGCAAACCCTTCCCTGAATCCTTTCGGATACTATTTAGCGGGAGGCCCATTTTGTTTTGATTTCTTTAAGGTCCTGAGTTTCGGAGGTGGATTCACAATGTAACCACCTGGATCTCTTTCAAGCTCGGCTGCTTCGGGATAGGTTTCAGGAGGCGGTCCAGCATTTAAAGCTTCCGATTGAGCGACCGATTCGGAGATGGCATTCCTCAAATTATTATCAAGCTGGGTCTCGGTGGAATATTGACCAGATCCAAACCGACTCTGCATAACTTCTTCAGGGGTGAGAACTTGGTTGGTGATATAGATCTGATCGGCTTGAGCTTGTTTGAATCGAATATCCGCCGCCTCGTTCTCATCTTGTTGCCACAACGGATTGAACTCGATGGCAAACCTTTCAGGAACTTTCCCGTTAGTCGGGCCTCGTTTGGATGCGAAGAAAAATTCCAAGAGCTTCATGATTTGAGGCTGAAGCTTTATTTTTTGTTTGTTTTTAACGTGATCATACCAATCGATTTTTTCTGAATCTCCGGAGGCTCCTAAGCCAGAAGGGGATTCGCCGAGCAAGATCGTGTGGGGCATATCGGTCGCCGCCACCAAGCGATTATTGATCATCCGAATAAGTTCAGGAAGACCTGAAATGTTGGTGGTCTTCCGTTCCGCATCTTCGTCATCCTGAATCACGATGGCATTCACAATGGAAGCTGTCCGGCCAAGCAACTCAAGGCGTTTCATCAAAAGAGAGTCGCCCTTTTGCCCTTGCGCGAGGATTTGAGTGAGATTTTTGAGCTTGAAAATGAATTGCGTAAAATCCTGAACAATGAGCGCGGCAGAGGCATGAGTCGATTGAAAGTCACGGATCACTTGATAGAGACGGCCATAAATGGAATCGCCCCAATAATTAAAAAAGGCTCTCATTCTCCAAGGCACATCCACTCCGTTGAAACGAATGATTCGGGTATGGTGAATCATCGGCAGTGTCGTCTGCATGGTATAGACACGATAATAATCGGGCATCCCGAAGTTAGGGCTGGTGACATCATAATTGATCACGGCTGATGGGAAAATGCGGAATTTATCGAGGACGGTAAGGTAATCAATCTTGCGTATTTTAGAGAGATCGACCGGCTCGGCAGGGCTTAACCCATCATCGAGGCCCACAAGAATTGCGGCGCCACCATAAAGCCGTTCCCATTTAAGAGCCAATTCCAGCTTTTTGATGACTTCAAACCGATCCCAATCGGCCATGACTTTCTCTGGAATATCATTTTTATCACCAGGAATTATGATCTTGAATCCTTCACGGACCATTTCCTCTGGAAGACGATCAACGATACGAGCTGCGATGTCGTCCACCTGGTACATGGCCTCCAATTGCGGCTGCAAGATGATATGCGGAAGAACCTGAGCGCCGGTGCGCTTATCTAGTCCACGGACGCCGAGGTTTGTCAGTGTGTTGAACCATCCATCCATACGTTGATCTGCGCGAAAGACTTCTTTGGGTTTCTTTGTGGCCATGAAAATCCTCTTTTTAACCTGCAACCATTCGTTCAAGATTTGAGATGGATGAGCCGTAGAGATGATCCAACGCTTGAGTCATGGCGTCAATCTCATCGTCAAAATCACATTTCGGAAAACTACCACATCTTTCTATAAACTCCAACACCCAAGGATTTTTATCCGGATTCGGGAGGGAAACACATCCACTTTCCTGAATATCAGACACCGCCGCCGCGCGGGACTCTTTCGATGATGTCGCCGGCACCGGAATGATGCCAGGCACTTTGTTTTTTAGGCTCTCAATGACTGCCGGTCCATTGGCCTTTTCTTCCACGAGCTTTCCGAAGCTGAATGGAAACAATTCTTGAGTCATCAAAAAAGCTCTGACGGTATCATTGAATCCGATTTGTTTTCGAAATTGATGGCATAAATAGGCCATAGGTCCACGCTTCCGCCATACCTGACCGACCACAAAAGAGTTGTCGATGCCCTCTTTGAAAGAAAGATCCCAAGATTGAATTTCGGTATCGTAGTCCTCTGGAGGCTGATCATGGAAAACGAAACGATCCTTTTTGAAAATATTTCCTTCTTTGGAAGATGGCCGTTGCTGATAAAGGGATAACCAATCGTAAGCCGACATCACAGCTTTGATTTTCAAAAGTCGTTCGAGTGGATATCGTTCGGGCCAGAGGGCTTCGTTGTTGTCATTTATTGCCGGAAGGGTAAGGCGAACCCAATTTTCATCCGCATGCTCGGCAAGCACGTGCCCAATAAGATCATCCTCATGCCATCGAGTTTGCATGATTATGATGGCGGCACCTGGATAAAGACGGGTGTAAATAGAGCTTGAATAAAACTCTTTTAGGTCATCTCTGAAAACCTTACTGTCGGCTTGCTTACGACCTTTCAAGGTATCATCAAGGATCACAAGGTGGCCGCCGCTGCCGGTTACACCGCCACCCACGCCCACGGCTTTATATTCACCGCCAAGTGTGGTGACGAAATCCGACTTCGATTTCGAGTCAATACTCAAAGCGCATTCAGGAAATATCTCCGCGAATCCTTGATTTAATATTTGGTTTCTTACTTTTCGACCTGATTTGTTGGCTATCTTTTGCGAGTAGGACGAGAAGATAATAGAATGATCTGGGTGTTTTCCCATGTACCAGGCTGGAAAATTTTCTGAAACCAGATAGGTTTTACCATGGCGCGGCGGCGCCTCAATGATGAGTCGCTTGATAATTCCCTGCTCGACCTTTTGGAGTTTGTCAGCGATGAGCCTGGTGTGATTTCCAATTTGGAACTGCCTCCAATTACAGACCGCGTAGGAGAGAAGCGATTTCCTGGACGCGATAAGGACTTCATTCTGCATCGCCGACTTTCTTTCTTCTAAGAGTGTCTGCGCCCGCCTCAAGCACCGCTAAGGCATGGTCATCATCAAGATCTTTCTCAAAATGATGATCATTTTCAGTTTTGTAGGTTTCTTTGAATCCATCAACGACCTGAAGCCAAATTTTCACCGCTTGAGGGGCCCCTGATCGAGCCCGCGCGAGAAGCCCATTCATGACAGCTGGGGTCATCGATTTATAGCTGGGCATCATATTTTGAAGTGTCATTTCATTCATGTGCCGAATAACCGACCGGCGGTTTAGGCCAGTGATCCGAGCAATATCAGTATGGGTCGGCAACGTCTTTTTCTCCCGCAGATAATCCAGAATGGCCGTCTCGATCATTTGATGAGATCTATTCCAATCGAATCTGCGACTTTTAGCGACATCTGTTGTTTCTTTTTTACTCATTTTTTGCGTTCACCTTATCGATCAAATGATAGTTTATTATGTCCAAAATCTCTTCATTAATTTCTTTTTGGCAATCGACTTTGCGAACATCTTGGCCACGATGAGCGAACTTTCCTTTGCGATATTTATCCAATAAACGAAGCTTTAAATTTTCAGCGAAGGTGACAATCTGGATTTCATTAGGATCATTGCTGTCGATGAATAGGTCGAAGGTATGAGTCTCGATTACCGACCCGATTTCTTCCGTAGAATATTCGCGATTGCTTTCTAATTTCATTACAGGTTTTTCAATATCCATTTAAGCCTCTATTTTCACAGCTTGTTTGCCGGTAAAATCTTCCCATCGTTTGACGATCACATCGACATATTGTGGGCTCAATTCCATCCCATAGCAAGTGCGCCCCGTCTTTTCGGCGGCAATCAAAGTCGTGCCACTCCCAAGGAATGGATCATAAACAAGCTCACCTTGTTTGCTGTTGTTTTCAATTGGCCTAAGCATGCACTCGATAGGCTTTTGAGTCCCATGGCCGGTATCGGAAGCATTATGAGATATTTCCCAAAGGGTGGTTTGAGATCGGTCGCCGTTCCAATTTCCAGTTTGCCCTTTTCGAACGACATACCAGCAAGGCTCATGCTGCCAATGATAATGGCCTCGGCTGATAGCGAATCGATGTTTTGCCCATATGATTTGAGATCTTATTTCGAAGCCGGCGGCCTGGAGTGAAAGATCCACCTCGGATGCGTGAATTGCGCTATGCCAAACATAAGCGATATTTCCAGGGAACAATGCCCACGCTTCCTTCCAGTCAGCGCGGTCATCATTCAGGACTTTTCCGACAGCGGTCGCCCCAATAGTATGGGTCAAACTCCCGTCGCGAGAAGCGTGATTTCTCCAATCAGGATCATACTCCACTCCATATGGCGGGTCAGTGACCATAAGAACGGGCACGCCCCCACCCAGAAGCATTTCGACCATTTCTTTATTTGTCGAATCGCCGCACATTACCCGATGGGATCCAAGCTGATAGATATCGCCGATCTTTGACTTTGGGACGCTTGGGACGGGAGGCACTGCTTCGTCTTCAGTGAGACCACCTTTGACTGGCTCATCCATTTCGAATCCTGATATGGCATCGAAAGAAGCATTCTCTTTGACCCAGCTATCTTCGAAATCGAAGGTAAACTCGTCGAGGCCCTCTTGCGTTATTTTCTGAAATTGCGAAGATATGAGAAGAATTTTTTCTTTTGCGTCCTTAAGATCTTTTGCATCAACGACAATGCATGGGACATCATAGGATTCTCTTCCGTCACTTCCGACGAAGACTGGTTTTTCTTTCGAGAAGAGCCTTTCTCTTCCATGCCCGTCCAATAAAAAGAACTCGTGTGCCTGCTTCCACACGAACATTGGAATGAAGAGCCCTTTTTCCGTGAAGGACTTTTTGAGTTTTTCATAATTTGCCGAAGGGAGGTCTTTGAGATTTCCTTGTAGGGGTTTCAACATTCGATAATCGATGTTTTCCAGAGATAGCTTTTCGATTCTGATTTTCATTCGCGCTTTTCCTTATGTTGAATTTTTCCAAACAGTTTTGGATCTTCTTCAGGCATTCGATACAATGCTTTCTCATAAAAGTGCCCCGTCTCTCCGAGGTGTCACGCTTTTGCATGGGGGGTGAAACATCGTCCCGCGTTTGGACAACCTCTTTAAAAAAACTATACCATATTCCAATAGACCGTGAGCGTATTAATCAAGCTGTCGAAGAGCACGCGCACCTTTTTGGAAAGCGGAATCATTTCGCTACCGAGACCATCGAGTTGAATATTGCCACCGAAAGCCATGGTGTTTTCTGGGAAGCTCATCTTCAAAGGCTCATCACTGAAAACAAGAATGCAGGTGCCGTATTTAAAATCTGTCGGCTGACGCTTTCCGGTGTTTTCATTTTGAAGCTGGCGCGAGATCGGGACGTTTTGAGTCATGACCTCTTGACCGGCTTGCGGAATTTGAGCCGACGGAACCGCTTTTAGATCGGTTTTTTTGATTGTCTTCATGATTGAACTCCATTCGTTGCATCTGCGGCGGTTGATGTAACAACCGGCGGCGCGGGAGGATTGGGATAACTCGTCCCAACAAAAAGCTCTTGCTGTTCGAGGTAAAGCTTTTCCTGCACCCATTTCAAGATACGGTTTTGCGTGCCATTATCCATCTTGGAGAGGGCCGTGTAGATCATCTTCATGACTTTCAGTTCTTTGAAGTCCATAATTTCTCCTTGCCATTTTTGACAGTGTTTAAAAGCGTTTCGAGTAACAATTTGATCTTTTTTTGAAATGAAATTTTGCTGATCAAACCTTTTTCTTCCCAAATTTCAGAGCTCATTCCAATGACAAGATCTTCTTTCCCGAATGGATTTTTAAGAGGCTTTTTGCTTAAAACTAAAATGCCCGTTGCATACTTGTAATTATTAAATATTGGGTTCTCTTTCATAATTCTCCTTTTCAAATAAAATCCGCGCTCACTTCCAGCGAGTTTGGAACAAAATTAATTTCGTTTGATAGCGCAGATTTGGCAACTGAAACGGCAAAATCTTTTGCCTCATCATCGTTTGTGAAATTTCTCGAATGAGTGACTACTTTGGCCGCACTTGTTGGTAGGCGTTCATCCGATTCGTATTCTTTCCAAGTGACTGTTATCATGCTTCCCCCTTTACAAAACTTTACAATTAATCGGCTAACCGCTTATTTTAAAATGGCCTGCCTTCAGACCTTTTTGATAATGCTCATCAAGCTTTCCAGCTTCAGGAATTTTCATTTCAGAAGTCTTCTCATCGATTACGAACGGAACTTTTCGAGGAAGATTCTCGGCATATCCCCCAAGATATCTCGTGAACTCATACATCGCATCAGTCGAAGAACGGCAAACCACGACGTGAAAGTTTTTATCTTGCAGCATTTTATGAAACTTCTTTTGATCCGGTGAGGCAGTTCCTTTTTTAGATTTCATTTCAACAAACATCCCGTGAAAATCCATGATTGGAAAAGCCAAGAAAAGATCCGGCACCCCTGGCTTTACGCCAGCCTTTTTCAAGCGGACGGCTTCACGGATTTCTCGCTTCCCACCATTAGGAATCGCAAAAAGATAGGGAAAGACTTTCGGCCATTGCATTTCAAAATGATGGATCAAGGCAGCCTGCTCATCATCTTCCTCATGCCTATTTTGAATTTTGAATTTCATAAATCATTCCTTATCGACGTTTGGCGTTTTTCTTCGCAAGCTCGGCTCTTTCCTTGAGAGTTTTTCCAGTCGGTCCGACGCATCTCAAAATTAAATCGAAGGTGTCTTTTGCATATCCGACAAGCTTGAAATTATACCCCTTCAAAGGGATGCTTTCACCGGCCTGAATCACACACCATTCCGGAGCCTGAACAAGCTCCTCTTTTTGAGGTGGTAATCCATCCAAATTCTCATCGGGATGTTGCGCTCTAAAAGTATCAGGATTTTCGGTCGGATCCATTTCCGTTTTCGGACATTCAGACGGGGGCAATTCAACCGCAACTTCGTCTTTTTCAGACGAGATTGAGGGGCTTTCAGCATCATTAGAGGGCTGATTTTCTACTTCATTTTCAGAGACTTGTTCCATTTTGGTTCCTTTTAATTTTTTAAAACTCGCCTAATCGTAAAGATTTGCCGACAAATTAACGAGATCTATGCCTAACCTATACCTGGGTGGCCATTTTTTAAAAAAGTGGCCCATAAGTCAACCTAGGCCATTTTCAAGCGAAGTTGCCTATCCGACGGGAGTGCTGGCACTCGTTTGACCTCAGTCCCGTTGACTGGGTGTAAAAATACCCTGTCGTCGCGATCGAGGTAGCAAGGCAGCATTTCATCCTCGCTAAAATACCCAGCTTTGATCACTCGGGAAATCTTGGAAATTTTGCCTTCAACTTCACGGATTTTTTCTTTCTCGGCTTTCGAATAGTCGGCCAAGTTGGAAGCCATTCTGTCGGCGAGGATCAAATTATCGGAAAGATCTTCGGACAATTTGATTTTGTCTTCGTCAGTAATTTTGGTTTCAACGGCAGTCATGACATCGCCAATGAAAAAATAATTATTCTGTTGGGCTACTTCCTCGGTCTTCGATTTCATTTTTTATCTCCTGGTTGGATGTTATTTGAAAATTTTTCATGTGCGAGCCTTTCGGAATTTTCTTTCCGACAAAGCGAATCGTAATCTCGTGAGCTTCCCAATCTTCCGAAACGACAGCGCCATTCATCAATTTGAAAATGAACCGCGTGAGATCCGATATTGATTCCGGCTGGTATGTGAACTTTGTTATCGATGACATTTTTCAAAATTATTTATGTTATCTTTAATTCAACGTCAATTTATTTCACTCATTTTGGTTTCTGGTTGAGTCGCCCACTTCGCTTCAAGCTCTTCTCGTGCCCGCTTTGCTTCGATTCGATTGCGTTCATGCTGTGCGGGATCGATTGGAATTTGATCGATTGCATTCGTTCGCTTTAAAAAATCCTCTTCGGCCTGACGTTTGGCTTGAAGCTTTTTTTCATGAGCCGCCCAAAGATCGGCAAAGATATCGACCTGCTTTCCACTCCGACAGATTAACTCGATGTCATCGTAAACAAATTTCTTATCGTTATCGCCCATGTGATACGGCGAGAGCGAAATTCCAAGAATGGCATTCTTGATCCGTTCGACGGTATAGTTTTCCTGGAGGCATCCACCGATCCGTTTTGTTCGGGTTTTATCGAGCTTGTCGTCAGGTCGTTTTCTTTCTTTTTTCCAGAACTCAAAAATTTCTTCAATCGCCCCCTCAGGGGGTAAGGGGGTTCTATCTCTACCTCTATCTCTTACTCTAGATGCATCAAAAGTTATCGCGTTGATATCATCTTGATGACAATCTGATATCAAGAATTTATCGACCTGTTTTAAAAGAGATGAGCATTTACCAATACTTAGCCTTAAACGATAAGATATTTCTTGAACACTTGGAAGCACACCTTGAAGCGTTTGGTCTTCAGATGCAATCAGCCACAATTGAATAATGAAGCGAAAAGCTTCGGGAGGTAGGCTGTTTAATTCAAAATCGTCGAGGATTTCTCGGTGAAGTTTGATCCAAGGAGGGCGTCTGTCTTTGAAGTGTTGGAAGTTTTTCCAGTTCTTAATTCTCATCATTTCTTCCCCGTTCAAAAGGGTCGGGTGGGGTAGGAAAAAGGATGGTCCAGTTCCCTACCCCCAAGACGTACATCGGCAAAGATAAACGTCTCCCCGAAGCTTTAAAATAAACAAATTTTTAATGAGATTGCCGATGTTTCTTTCATTCCCATGGCACTGTGCCACAGAGTCCAAATTTTGAAAAGAAGAATATCCGGAGATCCCCTATATTTTTTTCAGGGATTCCCCTATTGACTGTTTTTTAATATTCCAAACGGGATGTGGCGACGAAGACTGCAAGCCACATATCTTCAATCACATCGCGGGAATCATCTGGATAAAGAATAAAGGCACCTTCTTCTGGTTTGGATTCTTCAGGCCACATGTCGATGACTTCAATGCCGAAGCGAAATTCCAGAAGTTCTCGTCCTTTTTGATACCGATCATAAAGCGCAGTGCGATTATACCGCCAGCGAAGTGTCTCAGGATGGACTTGATCTTCGGTGAGTTTGCCACGGAATAGATCTTCGATTTCCGCATAAACTCCAAGCGTATCGAAATGCTCTTGCATCAACATGTCTTTTGGTAAGGTAATGACAGGAACCGGATAGAATATTCTCATTAGTAAGTTCGGTCTTTAACATCGCCAACAAAATATTTGCACCACATTTTATCGACGGGATCGTGGGCATATCCAATGCAACGGCCTAGAAACTCATCGTGAGCCATCCAATAGGTATTGTATGTGCCGACGAAGTATCCTGCAAAATAAATAATCGCGATGACAATAATCACAGCTGATACTTTCAAAAATATTTTCATTTTCTCACCCTCTTAAATTCGATTACCCAGACCCACGGATTTGTTTCCCAAGAAAAATCATCTTTCGAATGAATGGAATCCCAAAGATTCATGAAGCGACGGATTGAATCAAGGCCCCAAGTCATCGTGCCTTCTTTGGGGAGGCATTTGACTCCTTCTGCCAAAACATCTTTGGCAGAAATTGTTTGAAGACGCTCGATACGAATATCGAGAATCTTAAGCGTGATGCGCGATGCTTCACGAGGCATATGAATTGATGGTTTCCAAAATGCAGGAATAGGGCCATCATGGGTTTGAGCGCGATAATGATATTCTCCGTCCATTTCACCAAACGTCTCGCGCACCCAAAGCTTATCCCCAGGCTGCCCATACTTCGATTTTATGAAATTGATTTCTCGAAGTTTACCACCATTACGAAAAGGAATCTCTCCGTCTTCATTCAATTGGACCTCACCATCCTCCGATAACAAAGGCATGCCTTGAGGCTGAAGATTGATCACGCGACGCGTTTGAGTCTTTTTGCCGGCAAGGATGGCTCGGACCATTTCGGCATTGAAAATTATCGGATGTTCTTTCATTCCTCTTCTCCTTCAAAATCTGAAAGATCCGGATCCTTAAGCCAGTTTGTGATGACTCCCTTCTCATCAATATCGAGCGAGAGATAATCGCCATAACTGCCTGGCAAAAGATGATTGGGGACATAACCATCGATCACAGAGATAGTAGTCATCGTTTCATCCAGAAGCCTATAAAGACCCTCGTCACAAACTTTCATGTCGTGGAATGAAAGCGTTTTCCCTTGCGGCCAATCCAAGATCCTTTTTTCGTTGAGATCGATAATTGCTTTCCAGCTTTTCCCGTCACGCAAAGGTGCGTCAAAAGGCATGTCCTCATCATCATATCTGACCGCGACATCGAGCATTAGGTAACGGACTTCTTTTTCTTCTTTCACTGTGATTTTCATGATTTTTATTCTCCTTATTCAAATTTAGAAGATAGAATTTCTTTTATTATAAATAATGCCTTTGTGAACACATCTGGTGGAATAAAATCGAATGCATAAGAGCCATAATCTCTCCAAGATCCATTTTCTTCTTCAGAATAATCCATCAACCTATCTTCAATTTTTGAACGATAAGGCTCAAAAATTTCAACTAATGGCTTAAATTGTTCTAAGGTAATTTCTGGTCTTCGATGAATAGTCCCTAACGCCTCGGCAATTTGCCGCGACACATTAGCGCTAGAGTCTCCATCAACGATAAGATCAAAATTCCACATCAAAAAATCTTCTAAATCAGTTCCTGGGCAACTACTCATGATTTCGTCCGCGAATTTTGTTCGATGTAAACTTCGCCAAAGCACCCAAAGCCGCCGCCACTGACAACAGCAAAAGGAACGGCCAAATTAAAATCACCACGCCATTCCCAGGCCATTCCTGATTGATCCCTTCATTATCATCCCAAAGGGCAACCATGAAAATGGTGCTTATAAAACCGAGCGATAAATAAAGAACCACGTACCAAATAAGTTTCATCATTTTTCACACTCCTTTTTAAGCATTTTTTTAAAAGCTAACGACATTCGCTTTGCATCTCTAAGGTACCAAAAATAATTCCCATCTTTTAAAACTTGCCTTAAAAAAACTTTCGAATGCGGTGGGCGAACGAAATAAGGAGTGCTGATAGATGCGAGGATATAAAATGAATCAGTTTCTGTTGGAACTTTTTTCATTCGATCACCAATCCTGCCAGGGGGCTTCAGCCTTGATATTCAAAATCCCTTTTTTCGAAACAGTAGCGTGAAAATATTTTTTCGGTTCCCCATCCATCGCATCGATAATATCCTGGCTAACCGGAAGCATCACCGTGACACTCCGATCTTCATTGTAGATAAAAGCCTCTGGATTCTTTTCGTTTGAGTAAAGCGGAAGCTGGACTTTGATAATCATAATTTGAGGGGATATAGCAACTTTAATTCAACGTCAATTTAAATTAATTATTTTATATTTTTATATAACCGTATGGCTTTAGAGACGTTTGAAATGTAAGCGCATGCTCCCAACTCTCGCTTTGGGACAAGTAGGCTGTCCGCGATATCTGCCGCCTCTTCAAAAGCTGCCCGACGCACTTCTTGGAAAGCCTTTTCAATAAGCATTATTCTCTCGTCTCCTTTATGAGAACTTGTGTGAAAAAGATGCCAATTTAAACTTTCCGCACGTTCTTTTGAAGTCAAAATCATTTCCCCTCCATGCGTGATCGGATGATTTTCTCTGGTAACATACTCCATTGACATGACGAAATATGGTCTCCAAAAGGAATACACTTTGGATCACAATTAGCTTTTTCAACGGCTTTGGCACACGCCTCATTCTCTTCCCGACGAGCTTCCTGGGCTATATTTAATTGAATATCTCTGAAAATCGATTCAAGTATTTCTATAGCCGTATTAGGTTCAAATTTGTTTGTGTACACAGTCTCTAAGAAATCGAAGGCTCGCTTTCTATAATCTTGCGTCATATATTGCTCTTTCCATTCATCATTGAAACCAAGTCTTCGCAGACTCTTTTCATTTCGGAGTCCTTTTCTGATAGTTCTTCCTTCAGCCTATCAATCTCTTTCTCTTGGGATTCGATGATTTGGAAACATTGAGCTACAATTGGATTAAGGCAAAAGTCTGTCTTAGTTTTCACTTCATCAATCCATGCTTTGGTTTCATTGGTCATTTTTCACCTCATACTGGCGAGGCAGGATTCGAACCTGCGATAGGCGCCTTAACAGGGCGCTGGCTTGCCACTTGCCGACTCGCCAAAATTATGAAGGCAGGCCAGAGGTTGATTAACTGGCTCTTATCGGGTCAGGTCTCACCAACATGATTAACCATGCCGACCAATGTTTCAGGCGCTTGCCGATACGTTCATTCGTTGCGTGTTCTAATCCACGCCGCTGCCTTCATATTAAGTTGTCAAAACTACTTCATATCCATCCGGATACCGCTTTTTATATTCTTCATGATGATGAGGGTGTTGAATGTCTTGTTCTGCCCATCCATAAGACGAAGAATAATGGCTTGAGAGTAGGTTTCCTTCCTCATCAAAAGCTTCAGCGATACAATCGCCATTATAATATTCAACGCCTTTAGAACTATCGGGTGGGCGCATATCCATTTGGCCACCCTCACGCGCTGGTCTAATTTTTATTTTAATTTTGTTCATCCCATCCTCCTTTCAATCAAACGATAGGCCCTTTTCCCCAAGGGGCTCCTCTACTGATCTAGTGGACATGAGGGGCCTCTTAGGCTCGTGGCAGGTCACCTAAGAGTACAAAACACACGTTCCACTTTTCATCTTACCCAACGCTGCCGCGTTGCTATCGTTCAAAATTATGATCTATTTATATATCAAAATTTTGTTGATATATATGTATGTCACTCATCGGCGAAACAAATGCCACACGTAAGGGCCCTCTTGAGCCGTGGCGATGTATCGCTCATCACCTCGCATCAAACCTTCAAGTTCGATCCCAGTGCCAATAGCGATCAATTCAACCCCCATCCCAGGGACAGGAGTAAGCCTTGGGATTGCCCAAACGACGAGGCGGTCATATTTACCTCCGCCCACGCCAGGCATCCATTCATCCACATGTTGAGTTTGCATCGTGAGAACCAAACTGCTTGGATGAATATCTAATGCAAACCACTCATTCCGCGAAGGCACTTCGTATTTGAAGATCTTCATGGTTAGGTCTCTTCGGTGGTGACGGTTTTGGAATAAGGATGAGAGCCGATATACCCAGGAGAATTTGTTGAGCCTCCAGAACCAGCTACCGCAGTACCTGATTCACTGACCACAAGCCGAGGGTTTCTAAAAACTGTCCTAGCAAGTTCAAAGATAGAAGCTTTTTCATTCTCGACAGCGGCAAGTCTTGCTTCGAGAAGTGATTTCGACAAGTCCCGTTCACGCCTTTCGAGATCCAATTCTTTTTTAGAAAGATCTCCAGCTTTGGCTATGATCTGCTTTTGTTGATCGACGATATCTTTAAAAACTTTCAGTTCTTCCTGAAGCATCTTTTTTGAATCTTCCAATTTTTCGAGTGAAGATTCTAAAAGGTCGATTCTTTGAAGACGTTGATTTAATACTCCTGCGGTTTGAGCCGGAAGGCTCTTTTCGATTGCTGCTTTCATTTCTTCGGTAAGCATTTTATTTCTCCTTATCCCCATCAATTGGGAAATATTTAAGCTTCTGTTTTTCTAATTTGGATCTCAAAATTTCAATTGATCTAATTGCTGTTGAAACGGTTTTACCGATATCTTTGAATGCGCCAAGGATTGATGCAGCTTCTGTATAGTGATCTTTTATCGAAATTTTATTTCCAATCTTTTGAAAAAACTTCTCCATCTCATTGGCATAGTAATTATAAAAGCCAGCGCATTGAGATATTTCTTCTTTGGTGGCTTTGATTATAAATTCACTTTCAGAAACCTTGCCTATTAATTCCATTTAATTCCTCCTTTTTTTGACGCATATTATTGATTTAATTCAACGTCAATTTAATTCTTTATTATTCAAAAATCCCCTTCAATTCTTTGATTTCATCCGCAGTATAAAAATCCTCTAGCTCTAATCGCCATCGCGGAAAATAATTCAATAGCCGAGTTTTTCTCAGTGCATGGAGCATCGAAAAAGCTCGATTACCTTCAGAGAAAGCACGTTCAATTTTTTCAAGGATATATCGCGGATGATGCACTTCATAAGGTTCATCAGAAAGTATCATCACAAGCGGCAAAATTATCTTAAGAATGTTTTTTTGGTTTTCACTCATTTCCATTTTTTCGATTGTTTCCATTTAAAATTTCCTCGCTGAAATGTTGATTTCTTCTGTGATTGAAACGCCTGGAATGCACGCCTCATCACCTTTGTATGCGATATATTTCCTAATCTTCGAGTCATCGACCGAGAGAAACTCACGAGGCACAAGAGCTTCATCATTGACCTTAAAAACAAGCTTCTTCCGTGGGGCAATGCCGGCGGCCACTGGCTTCGCTTCAACTGGAATCACCTGTGGGATCGCAGGAGCCACATGGATAGGGGCCTCAAGCACTTGATCTGCCATTTCACTCTGACCACGAGATTCAAGTTCTTGAGCCATCCTAAGCCGTTCCTCTTCCTGCTTTTGAATCGCTGCCCGTCGTTCGGCATCAGCTTTTTCTTGAGCTTCTTTCCGGCGAATTTCTTCTTCCTTCTTTCGCTTGGCCTCTTCCACCATCAAATATTGGCCGATGGTCTTTTTGCAGATAAGCTCTGCTTCCATTCGAGGCTTGAGATGCTTTGCCTCGGCTTCACAAATTGCTCGATGAGACTTGAAAGCGAGATCTTTTGAATTGGCGAAAGTCCGTTTGATTTCATCCTGGCTTGTTTTGATCGCTCTCAAAAACTGAGTGGCGTTTTGATAATCTTCCTGGGTAACAATAACGATTGTTTTCGCCTGTTGAACGATGGCTTGCGATCTTGCCTCCATGCCATTTGTATCTGGTAGTGGTATTGCGTTCATTTTATTCTCCATATTTTTCGTGAAGAGTTAAAAAAAGCTTTTCAAATTCATCTGCAGCATCTTCACATTGCACAGAAGTCTTAAAATAATTTCCTAATTTAAATCTTTCATTGGCTTCTGGCCCTCTATTATCAACCGTTTCCCTAAGCGAAAAAGCATCATTAAAATAATTGTATGTATAACCTTCAGGGGCTCTCCATCGCTTAAGTTTCTTCCAAACGTGGCAAGGGATATCCTTTCTTATAGATATTTCTTTAGGCTTTTCTCCATTATAACCGCCCTTTCGGCGCCCAAGAAAAGCATCATCTCCGATTGCTGTGACAACAAATTCTTCAGCATTAGCTTTAATCCGATCTCCATTCACAACTTCTAAATCAAAATCCTCTACTCTTACCCATGGCATAGTAGCCTCCTTTATTGTTTTCGGTGGTGTAAGGTAACTTTAATTCTACGTCAATTTAAATCTATTAATGTGGGTCTGAATTTTAGTTTTGCGATATTGAGAGCGGAGCAAAAAACATTGAAATCGTTCGGATCGGTAAAGCGGGTGAGCTTATAGGTCTCATCGGGGAAAAGTCTTAGGCAAAATCTTTGAGCAAAAAGAGGCCTGATTTCGTCAAAGTGATCGTAAGCCGCTGTCTGATAGGCCGCTGTCTCCCATGAACCAGTTTTCATTTCCAATTGCCACGGGCGACCGCGCGAGTAACAAATAATATCAGGCATCCCTGAATATAACGGCTCAAGACTGTATTGAGGTTTTTCACACAGGTTGATAATATATTTTAGGTTTTCTTCCTTCTCACACTTCAAAAACGCTTTGAAATAAGGCAATGCGATTGGTGAAATTGATTCATAAACAAGATCATCCTGGATATGAAAAAGGACCGCGTCGTGCACTGCACGTCCGCGATCCCTTGCCTCATCCGTAAACCATCTATCGTCAATCAAACCAGCGAGATTCAGAGCCTTCGTAACAGATATTAATTCAGACCCATTAAGGGTGTACCTATGAAGAACTTTGTCAAAGACAAATTCATTCATCCGTTGGAGCCCGCCTCACCACCGAACGGCTCAAAAACTTTGCAGATCGTTTCATAATCAGCTTTCTTGATGTCACGGGTGCTCGTATATCCAAACTTTTGCAACTCATCTTTGATCTGTTCCTTAGAAAATCCGTTTCCGTTCGCGATAGCGTAGAGGCGCTTTGCCTGTAGCTCGCTGATAATGCTCGGATCATTTGAAGCCGGTCGAGATGGCTGTGCAGGAGCACCTTGTGCTGGTGCCGATTCAGACTTCCTCTTAGGTTGTTCAACCGGAGGCGCTGCAGGGGCAACGGTATCGTCAGTCATTTCCTCCGCCACAGTCGGGCGATATCCGGCCAGGACGACAACCCATGAAAGCACATTCCTAAGTGCCTTCGCGCACGCGCGGGTCTGAGCCATGCTTCGAAGTTGAAAAAGCGGGACCTTTACATCCCCGACTTTTGTCTTCACGCCATTCTTCCATTCGTACTTTGCTTTCGTGCTCCAGTTATCTTCGTCGTTCAGACACATAGAATCGGCAGACGATACTTCTCGCCCTTGCATATCGACTACAACGGCCCTGGCTTCAAAGCCGGATACGGTATCGAATTGAACCGGCGACGTGCTCACAACCTTAGCGGTCAAACCATAGAACTTCGCGACCGTTTGCCAGTCTTCAAACTCAAGATATTGCTCCCCACCGAACATAACAGGTTTTTTCTTCATGGAAATGACTTGCGTCAAGGCCATGGCCGCCTTCTTTGCTTCTTTCAGAATCACATCCGGTTCGCGATAAAGAACAAGATCACCTTCGTGCCGAGTCGGATAGTCATCCATCGGCACTACCATCGTTTCATTTTCCATAAGATTGACTCCTTTTTTTGGCGAGGATATATTGCGGATTGTCATGACGGACTCGCCCTCTTTAATGACAGGCCGGTTGAGGCTCCAACCTCTTCCGGCCACTTTTTTACTTCATAAGCGCCATGGGTTCACATTTCAAGATAGAACAGATCGACATCAAATAATCAGTTCGCGGGACTACACCTTTGGTTTCCCATCTCCAGACGTGAGACTTGCCAGCCTTTTTGTGACTTTTCTGCAATTCCTCCGCGAACTTCCCAATTGTCCAGCCGGCTTCTTCTCTAAGTGATCGCAACTTCTTCCCATTGAATTTTTTCATATGCTTCCTTTTGTAGAGTAGAATTAAAGCAACGTCAATTTGAATCTTTTTCTATATCGAAAATCGAGGACAATTTTTGACGTACATCTTCAGGCTGATTATCGAGCCGATATGATAATCGTTCGCCATTCAAAACCCACAGAAGATTATTACAGGCAACGCATTTTATGACCATACCATCTTTTAAAATGTGGACTGAGAAGCTTCCCGTTTTGGCATCGCAGGTTGCACACAAAAGCTCCTGACTAACGATAAATCCTTCCTTCGGTTCACTCATTTCGATTCTCCTTTATTTTTTCAACCAAACCCAATGACAATTTTTACCGTCATCACACATGCAATATGACTCACAAAAGAGGCATTGAACAGGCGGATGAGGTTTTACACCACAAGCCGAAACATCCGATGCTCCTAAGTCATGTTCTATCAGCATTGTCACCAAAGGCTTTGTGGCCCAGGTAAAAAGATGAAAGAGAAAAAACAAGGCGATGAAAAATAGCATTCTTTTAATCATATGAATCTCCTTAATTGCAATTCAACCCATCACGCCAAAGCCCAACATGGCGGGCTTCCGCTTTCGCTTGAGCCGCGACGAATTGTTTCTTTTTTTCAAACGGAAACTTCACATACGCACAGGCATAACCATTCTCGATCATCAAGCTATTGATCGATGTTCCATGAGAATATAGATAGGCGAGGTCGCGATGATATTTATCATGCTTCTCTCGGCCTTCGACAAACTTGAAACGTTTCCCTTCGGCAATTTTCTTCATGAACTTCTTTGATTGAGCGCCCATCTCATTAATTTTTGCAACAGGAACGCCTGTCCTGGCCGAATCCTTTTCGGCTTTCCGATTAAGGAAAGACTCCGGCGAATCGATTCCGATAAGCCTTACATGGTGTCCGTCGTTCAAAACCACTGTGTCCCCATCGATGACTCTGGTTACTCTTACGATTCTCGCTTCGCATGTGAGGGAAAAAAGAATCCCTAACGCACAAGCCATACTCTTGATCCGCATTGTGTACATCTCCAGCCTCCTTTTATTTCGTTGATTATAAAAATGATGATCCAAACCGGCAGCCAAAGGCCGCCCGTAATGAGCACCAACAGAACGTGTAGAATAACGCTGGTCCCAATCCTTCTGGCCATGACCGGCTTATTGCACGTTTTACAGTTTGCACTTGCTTCTGACATTCCCATCTCGTTCTCCTTTCAATGAAAAGTTTCGTCTTCTTCCTGTTCCAAACGCTTTGCGACTTGAAGCATCAAAAAGCTGAATGCTTCCGGATTTATCCTTCGAAACGATAATAACAAAACCTCCAGCGTAGAGCCCAATGCGGCGACATGAAAATGAGGTGGAATTTCGCCAAACTCTTTCAACATGAAATCCACGACCTTCTTTTCTTTGAGCTTCATTATTTCCAGGACTTCCTCGAATGTTTTTTGCTGGGTCAAAATATACCTCGCTCCCCCATCGGATAAATGATGCCGTCAAGCTCTTTGTATTTGATATAGTATCCTGGAACTTCCGGATCCCATCCGACTTTAGGCTTCACAAAAAGGAGCCTGAATTTGATCCAAAGGCCAGTCTTCAATTCATATCGCTTGGAAAGAATGTTCTCGATTTTAGGCATCGGATTTTTCCTCCAACTCTTTCTCTTTTGGAAATAATTCCGGTGATGCTTCTGGTTTTGGATCCGGACCTTTGACTTTCGTATAAGGATAAACCTGCGGATATTTTTTGATGTTTTGAATGAAGTAAGAGCCGACCGATTCGGCGCTCATCAAGTCAGAGTATACTGTCGGGCCGACAGAATCATATCGATAGACCGAGCCGCCCTTGAACTCTATTTCAAGAGTCATGGTATCGAGGTCATATCCGACCGATTCAATTTGTGAGCTTTTTACGTTTGCGCGTTCCATTTTAATTCCTTTTTGTTACCAAGCACTCCCGTAATAGAGATACTGCCGTGGCGGGTTATTCAATTTCCTGAGCGTCTTTTTGCTACAATCAGGACACATCCAAAGTAATTTTTTATCCCCAATTCTTCCGACCGGCTTCCATCGCAAGTGATGGCAAAAAAGCTTTTTCAAAAACGAAAACATGTTTCCCCCTAAGTTATGAGGCTTGCGATCTTGTCGGCAAAACTGATTGCCTGTTCAAAGGTTGCCCCTGTCCCCTTGATAATTTCTTTCCCTTTTTCAAAGATCCCCACGATCTTATCCACTCCACCTTCTTGCCATTCTGGTCGGATGGAAGCAAAAGCCTGATCGCCCCACCTTCTACGCCCTTCGTCGAGTGCTTGCTCGATTGTCATAACGATCTTCCCCTTTCTCTTTGAACTTTCTTTCAATGTCCAAAACGAACTCTTGAAAGTTGGCTGCTTGTTTTTGAACAAGGGCCATGATGTTTTCGGGATATTTACCAACGTTTTGCTGGTAAAAAACTGCTATTTTCTGTGCTTCCTCCAAATTCATAAGCACCCCCTATAGATGGCAGGTGTAGAGTAGATTTAAATTTACGTCAATTTAAATCTTTTATCGGGTGTCAACGAGTGATACCGGTGATGAGAATTGGGGAACTGGTATCATAGATATTTGCGACAAATGCCGTCGCATTGCGACAAAACATGTCGCAATTGAGAAGGTTCGAATCCCGTAGGGGTACCCTAATGAGGTTTCGAACCATAAGGCTCTTAGAAGTTAAGTGGTAAAAACAGGCAAAAATATGGGGGTAATTTCTAAGAGTGAGCCCCATGAATAAGTCATACATTTTTGCCGAGAGGCCATGTATGAATGAATAAAATCAATGCAACGTTGATAATTAAAGAGATTTTAGGCTTTGTTATTCACCAATAAGCACAATCAATTATCCTTATTGAATAAATTTATGGGGCCGGAGTCACTTCTAGGGTAGGCGATTCGAGCAAAGTCTCGATGTAATCTTTGAGATTTTCGTCGTTTATGAGAGCTGGTTTGATCGTCACAAAGCGATAGGGAGAGTCTTTGGATAAGACTACAGCCGAGTCTATCACCTGGACTTGGACCCCATCCACGGGAAGACTTGACCTAACTTCCACCTTTTGCATTTTTGGAACGGGAGGGACCGGATAGGTTTGGGGTATTGAGATCGCGTGAGAGCAACTGACTAGCGTCATCGTCAGAAAGACCACCAGCAATCGCCACCAGCTTAGTTTCCCGCTCTTGTGCTCTTGCATATTGCGATTTTAACCCTTTCTTTAGGTCCAAGGCCATCTTTTCGGCTTGCTCGCGCCTGAGACGATCCTGCTTCGTTTGGGCCAGCTTATATTTCAACCAAACCGAGACGAGGGTTATCACCCAGCCGATAACTGTAAAAATCTTGAGAGACATATTGCTATTTTTTCGCTTTAGGAGCCGCAGGAGCCACCGGCGCTGCAAGCCCTGCCGGAGAGGATGTTTCTAAGTCTTTGGAATCAATAGGCTTCTTATTCAAGGAATCAGCAATGCTCTTGACGATGCCTGGCACATGGATCTTGGTGAAGGAAAAAAGGCAGAAAATGGCAGTTCCGATGCCGTACCCGATAAGTTTCATCCACTCCCCACCATGGACCAATCCGGCGAAGTAAGTGATGAGGTCATTGACTTGAGCTTGGTCGACCGGCACGGAGGTCACCGAATCAACCGCGAAGCTAATTGCTGGCAGGAGGAAGCTCGTCGCCATCAGTAGTCCGAGAGACATTTTTGATAATTTTTTCATTTTCTTCTCCTGTAACTGGTTGCTCGGGGATGATACGACCTTTACCGACCATTTGTGATTTGTAAAACGCGTATAATTTCTCGACTTCTTCTAAAGCAAACTTGAGCTTTTCAATCAAAAACTCAGAACCTTGTCCAACCAATGCGTTAATTTCGCTCGTATAGTGGGCGATTCTTTTCTCAAATTCGATTACCATATGGAAATTATGCCTGAAAATTTAATTCCACACAAGGGCTATAAAGGGAATCGATACGAAAGAACGTTCTTTTTTAGGAATGGTGCGATGGATACTTTATCATGCTGATTTCCGCCCAAAAGATTGACGCAATCGGACGTCTCGCCGATGTAGAATCCGACGTGATGTTGAAAAACCACGATGCATCCTAGGACTGGCTTTGTCAGTTCTTTTCCATAGTGCAACCACGAAAGTGCCGCAGCGGAATGAGTGCGCGGCTTGTTCGCTCCCATCATGCACCAATTCACAAAAGAACTGCACCATGGGACTTCATCAGAGGAAGCGTGAAGGGAAACCGATTTGTGATATTCAATGATCCGAGGGTTTGCTTTGATTCCTACAATTTCGGACTCGCCCAATTCTTTTTTTGCGATCACCATCCAGGATGGCTCATTCTGAGAGCAAGCAGGGAGCATCTTAACGACGCCCCACTGCTTTGAGAATCTCATTATGTTCTTGGCTGTTTTTGGCAGCAATCGAAGAGGTCATTTCATTGGTTTCACGGATCGAGCTTGAATGATTTTCAAGTGCATCGGCAAACTTAAAGGCCAGCTCTTTAATTTGCTCGTCCTTATTGGTCAGCGCAATCATAAAGTGATTAAGTATTTTATAGATCATCAAGCCTGAAAAGACAGCTGTCAGGCCTGAGAATCCATAGTTTTTTGCGACTTCCAAAAAGGACATATCCATTTTTGAATCCAAGTTTGAACGGCTTTAATCGGCCTTATTAATTCACTTCCCAGTTGCTCACGCCATCGCTGATAAATGTCGCCGAAGCGCCATCGATATCCATAACAAAGTTTGCAGCAGCGAGATCAATCGTATCACCACCAGTACGTGCGACAGTCAGGTTGTTTGTGGCCGCCGTCATGCTCGCATCTTTGATTGTGATTCTTGTTCCTGCAGCAATTCCAGAAGCGGCAGGAAGAGTAACCGTATCGCCGCCACCAGTGATTCCGGTTTTCGCGATATAGTTGTCCGTATTCAGAACGTTGTAAGCTCCAGCTGCGGAAGCAACCCGACGCTCTCTAGCAGGACCATTGGTATAGACTCCACCGAATTGAACCAAGGAAGTTGTCGCAATGGACTGAGGGAGTGAAAGGACGACGGTCGAACCGGCACCGTTGTCCGTGATGATGACTTGGTTAGCCGTTCCTGTGAGAACACGCTCAGATGTCAACGTCGCATCTGTGGCAAGAGTCACATATTGAGCACCGACAGGAGCTCCAGAAGTAGGCGTTTGAAATGTGGGATCAACACCTGCACCATTGGAGGTTAAGACCTGCCCAGATGTTCCAGCGCTTGTGACCTGAATAGCTCCAGTTCCATTTCCAATCAAAACACCACCGTCGGTGAATGTTCCGGCACCTGTTCCACCGTTTGGAACTGTGAGAGGATTCGTTAAGGTCAATCCAGCGAAGGTAGGAGTGGAAGTTGTGGCAATATTTTGAGGCAAGGAAAGAACGACTGTGGATCCAGCGCCGTTATCGGTAATGATGACCTGACTTGCGGTACCCGTAAGCACGCGCTCATTGGTCAAGATTCCGTTTGTGCTTAAAGTCACATAATCAGCATTTGCAGGAGCTCCACCGGCAACAGAAAAGACCACAAAAACAAGAGCAGTGGTATTTAATGTGATCGGATCATGAGTTGATAATACGAATGATTTAGAAGCATTTGATGTACCTTCACCGCAATATGTATACAAACCATTTGTGACTTCGGCAGAAGTATCCGCATCGCTGGATCGAGTTAAAATATAAGGCGTTCCAGCAGAACCGGCATCCGTTACGACATAGATTCCGTTATTGGCTCCAGTGGCTTCATCCTTAACTAAGATTCGATCTCCATTTGTAACAGAGACGCTATCAACTGTAAGCGCACCATTGCCAGTGGCCGTTAAAACGTTCAAAGCAAAAGTGTTTGCAGGTAAAGCGGCGGTTGTCGCTAATCGAACTGAATCTTTAAAATCCAAAGTTCCAGAAAGCGCTGGGTTCTGAAATGATGGATCGGAACCAGCACCGTTGGAGGTCAAAATCTGACCTGCTGTACCTGCCGAAGTCATATTCACTGCACCAGCAGCGTTTCCGACTAAAATTCCGTGAACCGTGAGAGTTTTTCTCCCTGTACCGCCTTTTGCTACTGATAGAGTCTGTGGTGTAAAAGACATAAAGTTTCTCCTTTAATATTGAACGTAAGCTAAACGAACGACCCAGCGTCCCTGGGTCAGAGTGTTTAAGTTGCCGCCTGTTGATACTGCATAAAATCTGAGTGATCTTGGGATTGGTAAAAATATATTTCCATTCGTAGAAGTGGCGGTATTTGGAGCCGCCTGCAATCCATCATAATTTGCAATCGTATCATTTGCAGAAAACCATCCTGCTGACAGAGTTAATGTCGCCACACTATTTCCTTCGGTGGTAGTTTCGATGGCGGCCGCGAAAAGATGAGTGTTTGTAGGAATCGTCACAAGAGGAATATCGATACTCGTCCCAGCGGTTGCGATATCTCCAAAAACTACTGGAAGAGTTAAAATTCCTCCCCCACCTGCAGAAGCAAAAATAGAAACCCATGATCCATTCAAATAAGCTTCAAGCTGATTAGTATCATCATTATGACGCAGCATACCTGCTGTAGGACTAACTGGTCTTTGGCCAACAGTACCGGCAGGCACTGTTATAGATGCATTTCCTGGAATAACAGGATTTGCAGCAATTGAAATAGTGGGATTACCAGCACCACCAGCTGTATTTGCTACAGAAATTTGATCCGTTGTTCCTTGAATTGATCGCTGTGTCCATGTGCCTGTGCCTGTACGTACAGCTAGACCTGTTCCAGCAATTCCTGCAACAGCGGCCAATTCTGCGCCAACAGAAAGAACCACGGTAGATCCCGCGCCATTATCGGTAATAACAACTTGGCCAGCAGTGCCTGTCAAAACTCTTTCATTTGTAAGAGTCGCATCTGTGGCAAGAGTCACATAGCTTGCGCCAACCGGAGCAGTTGTTGGAATATTTTGGAAGCTAGGATCTGCAGATGCACCATTCGAAGTTAAAACCTGACCTGCTGTTCCTGCGCTGGTAACATTTACTGCGCCAGCTGTAGCGCCAAGTAAGACGCCATGAATCGTTAAAGTTTTTCGGCCAGTTCCGCCTTTTGCTACCGTTAAAGTCTGTGGTGTTAAGCTCATATAACGCTCCATCCGCCGACGATGGCTTCGACCCTAGCACTTCCATAATCATCATCGATGACGAAGGTAGCCTGTCCATTAATCAAGTCGCCACCGGAAGCTGTTAAGGTGATGTTATTTGTAGAGGCCGCGCCGGAAATATCAGCGATGATAAAAGTTCGTCCGACGCCCATAAGCGATGCCGAAGGAAGAGTGACTGCAATGGGAATAATCGCATTGCATTTTACAGAATGGCTTTGAGAATTGAGAGTGAAATCCGCTGTGATTGTTCCTTGTTTCGTCCACCAAGAGGCTAGAACATATCCGCCTTGATTGCCGACTCGAATAGAAGCCCCACTGAAACTACCAGGTGCAAACATCAATGCATTCGCAGAAATGTTCCATATGGCTGGCGTTGTTCCTAGATAATTATACGTGTTGCCCGTTGTCGTTCCATCTTGAAAATAAGAATCTTCGGAGACACGGCCACCACTATTGCAATCCGTATAGTTCGTGACGCATGTATTTCCCATGGTGATTCTGCCACCGTTGATTACACGGTAAGGCTCATTGCAATTCACAATGTTATTTACTGTCGATGAACCGATTGAAATAACAGAAGAGTTTGATGCCTGATAAGCATCAGAAGCACCGACACCGCCATTGAAATTATGCGTTAATCCAGAAGCAGTCCCAACCACAGACGTTCCTGAAGTCGATATCCCATGAGTGAGAAATCCATTGATGGTCAAAGCTCGATTAATCAGACCAATCGATGCCCCTCCGAATTGGAGACCAGTTCCGGTGCAAGCAATCGTTCCACCCGCAGCACCATCTTCCCAAGTGAATCTTGTGAGAGCGCCGATAGCGATTCCGGTTGTCGTATTCGCGATTGAAACATTTCTAAAAATGACTTGGCCATGGCTGGTCATGCTAGCGGCCAATGCTCCACCTGCAGCATCTAAAGTGATCCCATCGAATATCGTAGTGGCATCAACATCTCTGATTGTCAGAGGAATCGCGCCGGATTGGATCACGACATTTGCAGGAGTCACGCTATTTCCGACAAGAGCAATGATGGAGTTCCCATAAGTCCCATCGGCAGCGGGTCCCAGAAGATCTTTCATCACTAAAGCTTCTGGATAGGTTCCATCGGCCAAGTTGATGATGACATTTCCGCCTGTTAAAAGCGGAATTTGAGAAAGAGCATAGGCGATGGTCTGCCAAGCCGAACCGGCTCCTGCAGCCGTACCACTATTCGAATTGTTTCCGTTAACAACATCAACATATCGAGTAAAAGTAGCTGGCGTGGTTGCGGTTTGAAATCCTGGAGTATTGGTCAGGATTCCATTGGAGAGTCCACGTGTGAAAAAGATATTCGTGTTTAAATGATTGGTAGAATCGAAGAATGGAACTTCGCCGGCAGAACCGGATCCGGTCAAAGGCAAAGCAGGAATGGAAACAATCCAATCACCATCAACAGGTGGAGTAGAAAAACCAGGTTGCAGCCGATAGGTATTCCCATCGGCAATGACATAAACTTCCATTCCTTCTACTAGCTGACCAATCGGGATGTTATTTCGCGCGACAGTCGTGGCTGCCGTTCTCAGGCCTCCATTCATGGATATCTGAGGATTCGCACCACCACTTGATGCAATCGGAGATGAGCCGGAGACTGATGCAACACCGCCTCCGCCACCACCTCCACTGCTGCCTCTAAAAATTTGCATAAAAAAACCTTTTAAGGAGCTGTCCAGTAATAAACACGGACAATGGTCCCAATTGTACCAATTATGAAAATTTTGTTTAAGTTATCGGTGTAATCTTGGACTCCGTCAGGAGTCACACCAGCGGCTGGAGGGTCAATTTGAATACCGTTTGCGACGGAGACATTGTCACCGCCCACATAAACAGGTTGTCCCGCTGATTGATCGATTTGGACAAAAGCTTCATAACAAGGGGTGTTAATCGCTAAGGGTTGGCGGACGCCAGTCGCAGCAATAACGACAACGAGATTCTGAGGCTTCGACGCAGTGGTCTGCTCCCTATATTTTATGGTCTGGACGCCCATTTTAACCTTCCTTTTTTTCTACAATTTCTTGATTTGCTATGGGCTGTACCTGAAAAGGTTCGGTGAGTTTTTTGAAAAAGTATCCAGCCTCATAGACGATTTCTAATTTCTTTGCGCCGACAGCGATGTCAACAAGGGCGAGAAGTCGATTCACTTCTTCCAAGGTAAAATCGATTGTGGCGGATAAAACGGTCACTGCATTCGGTTCTCTATTTTGCATTTTTCTAATGTATCCCAAGTTTGAAAGCTGCACAATCCATTTTAAAATGTTCTAGATATATTCGTTTTGAATGACCTCTAGAAAAGCCGTTATCCTTAAAGGGTTCGCGGGTGGTGCTGAACCAGGGACATAAGCAAGATTCACTAAATCTCCTCCTGCATCGGTCAAATAAAGTGAGTTAGAAGCGCCAATCGTAGCTTGCGCTAAATATTGAGGAAGCGGTCCAACAGTGCATGTACCCGTATTAGCCCCCGCAGGATAAGATGGCCCAGATAAAGCCCGTCCTGCACCAGGCGCAGCTGCTCCAACCTGTATGGCCTGATTTTCAAAACCATACATTCCAGGGCCAGTATTATCACCCCAATTCATAACGCCTGTAGCTGTGGATGTGCTTGCAGAACCAGCACTTCCACCGACACCTTTTACTCCGGCGCCAGTCCGATAAATTGTGAAATAAAATATGTGGGAAAAAAGCAAACTTGTTCCATCATTGGTGGCAGTAGTCATTTTTAGAATGCATGAAAGCCATGTGCCAGGCGCAATATTGAAATCAAGAATGCTTCCTCCGACATCAACGGTGGTACTCAAAAATCC